TGGAAGTGTTAACTATGGCAAAAAAGAAAGGACTCTACGCAAACATACACGCAAAGCGTAAGAGAATAAAAGCTGGTAGTGGAGAGAAGATGCGCAAGCCTGGAACTAAAGGCGCACCTACAGCTGCTAACTTTAGGCGTGCAGCAAAGACCGCTAAGAAAAGGAAGAAGAAGTAATGGCACTAGGTCGAACTAGCTTTCTTGATGCAGTAAACAGAGTTCTGCAAATGCTTGGAGAAGCACCTGTCAACAGTTTGCAGGGTCAATTTGGCTTGGCAAAGCAAGCAGAAGATACGTTAAATGACGTAAGCAGAACGATACAAACAGAAGGTTGGTCTTTTAATACAGACCTAGAAAAAACTTTGGAACGTAACTCCTCTAACGAGATAGAGTTATCGAGTAATGTAAGTCGAGTTGTAGTTGATAACTTGGAATACCCAGACATAGATGTAGTGCAACGAGGAGACAAGTTATACGACAGAAGAAATAATAGATATACATTTGATGCTGATTTAATAGTTGATATGACAACCATTCTTGAGTGGGATTTACTCCCCGAACACGCACGGCAATATATAACTATTAAAGCAGGAAGGCAATTACAGGAAGCGATTATTGGTTCTGCCGATCTAACTAAGTTAAACCTTACGCAGGAACTAGAGGCTCGCAGTGCATTTCTGGAAGAAGAAACAAGTAAGACAGAACATAGTATGTTGCGTGGGCATCTCAATAGAACTAGCCCTATTAATAGTTACATTCCTTCTCGTACACTTGAGCGTTAACTATGCCACTAATTAGTAGCTCTATTCCTAATCTTATTAATGGAGTAAGTCAGCAACCAGCAGCGTTACGCCTGGCATCACAAGCAGAAGAAGTAATTAACTGTATGCCTAGCCCTGTAGAAGGGTTAAAGAAAAGGCCACCTATGCAACACATAAAAAAATTGTTTGCAGGATCGGCTGGTGCTGGTAGGCCATTTACACACATTGTTGATAGAGATGGTGTAATTAGATATTTAATTTTTATACAAGATAACGCTATAAAAGTATTTGATTTAGATGGCAATGCACAGACAGTATCAACACCCAACGGCACAGCCTATCTGAATATAACAGGAGAGCCTAGCTCTACATTTAGGGTTGCTTCTATTGCTGACTTTACATTCATAGTTAACAGAGAGAAAACAGTTGCTATGGATACTGTAAACAAGTCATATAACTGGGGTACAAAGTCAATGGTATTTATAAAATCTGCTGACTTTTCTACGACTTACAGAGTAAAACTTAATGGCACGGAAAAGAGTGTTACTACTGGTAACTCTTCTGGTACTGCTCCTGATACTGTAACGATTGCTAATGACCTGGCTACGCAACTTAATACTATATCTGGTTTTACAGTAACCAATACTGATTACATAATTAGAATTACTAAAGATGATGGAGGCGACTATACATTAGAAAGCAGCGACACAAAGACAGCTGATGCAACGTCAGCAATTAAGGGAACAGTAGATAGTATTACTGATTTGCCTACTATTGCAGAGCATAACTTTACAGTAAGAATACAAGGTTCTGCTACTACAGCCTTTGATGATTACTTTGTTAAATTTGAAGCTACAGCTGGTAGTGGTTTTGGTCCAGGAGTATGGAGAGAGACTGTTGCACCTAATATAAATTTTCAATTTGATAAATCTACTATGCCACATACGTTAATACGAAACGCTAATGGCACATTTACTTTTAGTCAGTTCAACTACTCAGGTCGCATAGCAGGAGATACTACAACTGCGCCTGACCCTACTTTCGTAGGTAGTAAAATTAAAAACATAAATTTATTTAGAAACAGACTCGTATTTCTAGCGGATGAAAACGTAATATTATCAGCCTCTGATGCTTTTGAAAGGTTTTTTCCAGAAACAGTACAAACTGCCCTGGACTCTGATCCTATTGATATAAGCTCTGGTGGTACATCAGTTAACTTCTTAAACAGCAGCCTAGCTTTTGCTAATACATTATTACTATTTAGTTTGCACGGACAGTTTAGATTAGATACAGGTGCAACAGCTATAGGTACATCGTTAACGCCAAAGACGGCAACCATAACTGCAATAACTACATTCGATATTGTTGATACTGTTGACCCTATCGGTGTAGGTCGAACAGTTTATTTTGGAATACCAAAAGGAGACTTTAATGGTTTGCGTGAATACTTCTTGCCTGATGCTAGTGGACCAATACCATTGTCAGAAGAAGTAACATCTTCCGTACCTAGATTTGTTCCTGACAATTTAATAAGTATGTCTCCCTCTGTATCAGAAGAAGTTATAACAATGATTAGCAAGGATGAACCACGCAGAATATATTTATATAAATTCTTTTTTGATGATGACCAAAAGTTACAGTCATCCTGGTCATATTGGGAAGTAGCTGCTAACAAAACATTATTAGGTGGCAATGTTTTAGATAGTGATTTATATACTTGTGTTCAATACTCAGATGGCGTGTACCTAGAAAAGACACAGTTAAGACCTGAGACTGTAGATAGTGGCACAGAGTTTGAAATACTGCTAGATAGAAAAACTACAGAAGCTGCTTGCTCTACATCCCTTATAAACTCAGGTGCATTAGGTGTGCAAACTGTAATTACATTGCCGTATCCTATGGCTGGCACAGGAACTATGGCAGTGGTAGGTAGGTTCGATTCAAACAATACTATTGCTCATGGTCAGGTAATAAAAGCTACAGCTGAAACCCTGACAGGTGGAGCTAGTGGCAATGGAACTATGACTGTGCCTGGCGATTTAAGTAATGCAAAGTTTTTTATAGGAGAAATATATAATATGACTTATCAATTCTCTACGCCTTATCTAAAAGAAACACCTCCAGGAGGAGGATTAGCTGTCTTAGCTGGTCCAAGATTACAGCTGCGGACATGGAGCATAATATTTGACGAGACATCTAACTTCTCTGTGAAGATTACACCAGGGCAAAGAGATGAATTAACGTATCCTTTCAATGGATATAAGGTTGGTAGTGGTCAGTTTCCTATAGGCACTCCTTCTCTAGCTACTAGCAAGTTTAGAGTTCCTGTCATGTCACAAAATATAGAAGCAAAAATTGTACTCTTTAGCGATTCTCCGCTACCTTGTAGGGTACAGTCAGCAGAGTGGGAAGGATGGTATCAAGAACGAGCGTCAAGATTATAAAGGCTTATCAAAGGCCAGCAAAGATTGATGATGTTTCCTATGTAGGAACACACATGAGACAAGAAGATATGGAAGAATGTTTTGCTCATTCTGGTACATCTCCTGTTCAGTCATTGTTTGAATGTTTTTTTACAAGTAATCCTTGTATGACTATGATTAGCAGACACGGAAACCCTATGGGAATGTGGGGAATAATCAAGCAACCTAACAAATCTGGTCAGGTATGGATGCTAGGTTGTAAAAATATGCTTGAAGATAGTAGAGACAAACGTGAGTTTTTAAGGCAATCTAGGATAGAATTAAAAAAATTACACAAAGAGTTTCCTGTTTTGTTTAATTACATAGATGCAAGAAACACAGTTCATCTACGTTGGTTAACCTTTATGGGGTTTACCATAATAAGAAAACATGAAACATTTGGGTATGAAGGCAGACCCTTTTATGAATTTGTAAAGATCTAACTATGTGTAACGCAGTTGCTATTGGTATCTTCAGCGGAATTATGAGCATAGGTCAAACTATTGCTCAAACAGCTGCACAAAATAGACAGATAGAAGCAGCAAATATGAGCGATGAATTTCAGTATGACATGAATATGCTTCGTGCAGAAAACCAGAGAAACTACGAAGCAAACCAAGAAGCATTAAGAAACGAGCAGATGTTTCAAAACGAAGAACTAGCATTAATAGCAGAAGCAAATAAGATGAATGATGCTAACCAGCAGATAAGACAGCTGCAACAAAAAGCAGCCCAGGATACTAGAGAGGCAACTTTAGAGGCTAAGAGACAGAAGGGTTCTATATTAGCGACAGGAAGAATAGGAGCAAATGTAGCTAATCTACTTGCAGATGTAAATGCAGAGCTAGGCAAGTACGACTACTACACAGATACTAACCTAGCTTTTGCTACAGGTGGAATACAGTCAGAGAAGAGAGGCTTTATATCAGAACGTGCAAGTAGGATCGCAAGTATATCTCCATACCTTAAGAAAACTATTCTTGATCCTATGAAACCTGTACCTAGACCAAAGGTAAGCGTAAGTCCATTCTCTATTGGTGCTGGCATTATGAGTGGTATAAGTGCTGGTGTCGGTTATGCAAATGCTACAGCTGGAACAGTACAACCACTTGGCAACGATTACTTAATCGCATAACTTATGGCAATTTCACTAGGAAAATCTACAGGCGATAGTAGTCGTAAGACATCAAGGAGATTGCTTAGTCAGTATGGCATTGACTCGACTATTGCTACTAAAGGTCTTACTGCTCCAGGAATAAAAGTATCTGCTCCTATTGTTGATACATACCAGCAAGTAGAAAAGATGAACGCACCTCAGTTACAGCTAGGTCAATTTGCTGATATGAGTGTAGGGTTTGACAACTCAAAAGACTTGCAAAACTTAGCCAACTCACTCGGTCAATTAGATTCCTCACTTAAACAGTTTGGGAATAAAATGGCACAAAGAACAGTAAGGATAGATAAAGAAGCTAAAAATTATTCTAAAAGCCTTGCGTTACAAAACTTTGGCAGCAAGAAGTCAGCTGTAGAAATACTGCAAGATACTAGACAGGATCTACAAAAAATTGTAGAGAATGAAGAAACAACTATAGAGCAAAAGAAAGCAGCAGAAAAAAATCTTGACTACATTGATTCCAGGAACAATATATTAATACCTCACTTACAGTCGCAGAATAAAATAATAAATATTCAATCTAACGCTGCAACTTTATCTAGCAAGGCAGCTGGTGCAACAGTTATAACCCCAGAAGGTATAGAAGTACCTTTAAATTCTCTTAGACCTGATGATCCTTTGTATCTGGAATGGAGAAAAAATACAGTATATGGAGATGGTAGTGGTGGAATTATACCTTTAAATCAAAGAGAAGGTAACGAAGTATCTGCTACTGTTTTATCTGCCTATGCAAACGATATAAACAGGCAAGAAAAAGCAGTTATAGCGTACAACAAAGATCTATATGAGAAAGAATCTTTAGTTCATGTTGACGCTTTTGCAGGGATGCACATTGAAGGAAGTAGCCCAGACGATGTAGTTAAAGGATTAAATGCAATTTTAGATGATTCAAGATTTATGCAGTTATATAGAACAAAAGAAGAAAGAGATAAATTTATTCAAAGCATACTAACGCAATGGAATCAAAAATTATTAATGCACGGATTGCAAAATAATAAATTCTTAGAGGCAGAAGAAGCGTTTAAACCCTGGGAACAATTAATGACAGGTAAGAAAGAAGATAGATTAATATTAGATAAAGAAACCAATACAGAAGTTATTAATGAAAATTTAAGGTGGTATAAAGGTCAAGATCCTGGATGGTTAATTAATACACAGACTGCATATACAAAAGCATTAGGAGAGTTTAAAAAATTAAACAAAACTACCCAGGAGCAAAAAGGAACAGTACAGATAACTAATCGTTTTACAGAAGAAATATTACCTTTATATAAAAAAATTGATGAATTAGCAGGAACAGATGGTTTTGATAATCCAGCAGTAAGTAACCAACTGCAAAAAGCAAATGAACAATATGAACAACTAAAGTCTGAGATTATTGCAACAGTACCATTAGAGCATCAAGCAGCAGTTCTAAAGTATGCAAACACTTTACAAAAAACTAATGACGCATTATTTTTTGGCGCAGAAAGAACACAACTTAAAAATGATTTA